CTACATCTCTGTAGAAACCATTGACTTGTTGTTTTCTTAATTCATTCTCTGATATTTTAATTGTGTGTATGACAGACTCTGCATCCTCGATACTTGTTGCGGTGTATGGCACAACCAATTCATCTGCTGGCACAAATTTTGATACCGCTCTTCCCATCGGCACATCGTAGTAAACTTTTTTAAATGTAGATCCTGCAAGTGGTAAATGAAATAGCATAGAGTCAAACTCCGCCTCGTACTCTTTCATCTGATCCATGATGAGATAATTCATAAAATCTTTTACACGTGTCGCCTGTTGTTCTGTCTGTGGATTCTTTACACCTATGACCTGTGTTCTTACAGGCCCATCAGCTGGTAGTAATTCTTTGTACGCTTGCGCCTGAAACTGTGTCACCGCTTCTGCTAATACTGGGTGTGTTGCACCACTAGCTCCCTGAAATGGTTCTGTTCTATTCTCGTATTTAAAACCAAGAAGATCTAACCCTGTGATGTAGGATTGCTCCCACTCTTTTCTAGATGCCTTATAGTCCATATAATTCTGAGTCATCTCAGAGCCTATAGGTTCTAATACATCGTCTGGTAAAATATCTGCTAGATTATCAAAGTGTGATTCTGTGCCAGGTACGTTAATCGATCCTGGTTCAAAGTCTAATGTTACACCACCATCTTCTTCCGGTATAACTTCTATTGGTCCTTTTTCTTCTACTGGTTCCTGAACGGAAACTTCTTCTGCTATCTCCTCTTCCGAAGGGATATCAATTTTAGTTCTAGTGTTCGGGAGTCCTTTGTCTATTTCTGCCATTTAATACTCCTATATTTTCATACCACGTTTTAATAAACCTTGCAACCCTTGTGGGTTTGGTCCTCTCTCTGGTGGTGGGCCTGAGTCTACACCAGCTATTTTAGCAATACCTCCTCCAGCCATTGCATATCCTCTATAATCCCCAGCTGCAAAATCTTCTACTGCTCTGTCTTGTTGCACACCTGGTTCCATAGCCGTAATATTTTTTGCTGTGTCCTTCATTGCTTGTGCTCTATCGTATAAATCTAAACTTATAAGAGGAACAGTTAAAGGAGTTAAAACTCTGTTCATTACACTCTGAACAGGTTTAGTTAAACCTAATACTGTGCCCGCAGTTCCAGCAGCTATTTTTCCCTCTGTGCTTAAACCTTTAGGAACAATTTGGCTTCCTGTTAAATCGGCTGTTTGTTCAAACTCTTGATCAAAACCAATACCTTTCTTTTTTGCAGTGTCAGCAAGTGACATAACTATACCGGCTGGAATAGCGGCTGCAGGTAAATTAGAATATACGGCAAATCTTCTTTTTGACAGTGGATTGTTAAGAATGTTTTTAAATTTAGAAAATATATCTGGAGCATTTTCTTTTGCGTATTTTAAAAGTGTCTTTCTATTTTTTGGATCACCTAAAATTAATCTAAAATCATAAGGTCTAAAACCACGTTTTATTTCTGCATCTACTGCTTTTGCTACATCTTTTCTTAAAAGATCCATTCGTTCTTCAAAAGGAATATTTTTTATTTCTTGAAACGTTTTATTTAAATTTGAAAATCGAAATTTTTTATTTTCACCAGTAAAAGAAATTTCTTGAGTATTCGGGTCTATGTTTACACCAATTAATCTACCACTGGTTTTTTTAACTTCATTATTAATTAAATTATTTACAGTGTTCATTTCATCTATTAATTTTTTGGTTACACCTGTAGATTTTATTTTATTTAAAATATTTCTTTGTCTTTCATAAAATTTATCTAATCTTATTTCACTTGGTCTAACAATAATTTGATTAATAAGTCTTGAATCAAAACCTGTATTTTTAGTTCCAAACTGAATACCTAAAGCACTAGCGTGTTCTTTAGAAATTCTATGAGCAAAATCAATAACACCTTTTGTAACTTTACCTGTTTTTTTAACAAGTTTTTTTTCTCTTAATATAGGTTGTTTAATTTTTTTAGTTATTGCTTCTTCTGTTGTTAAATCTGTAACAGGACCATATCTTTCTTTTTTTTGTTTATAACTTCCTGTCGTTTCACCTTTAGGGTATTTTAATCCTTTTTTCTTTATGTAATAATTAATTACTCTTTGAATTTGTTTATTAGAAATAGGATATTTTTTTACGAAATCTGCATTTTGCAAACCTTGACCCCTTGGTTTAGAAAATTTTATATCTAAATCATCAAGAAACTCTTGTTTCATAGTTTTACCTGATGGCATTTTTTTATCTGGAAAGATAACGTCTGAAATATTTTCTTGCCCTCTTTTGGCAACAGTTCTAACTCTATCAGGATCGTCTTTTATTATACCGGTAGGTTTTGTTTCTAATGTAGTTTGTTTTGTTCTAATATCAGATACCTTATATCTATTTTTAGTGTCTCTTTGCCAATCATCAAAACTATCATAGTTTTTTATTTCATCTTTATAAACTTCTTTAGCTATTTTAGCTTCATCTTTAGTAAGCGGAACAAATTGATCGTACGCTTGCTCTGCTGTTATTATTTTAAAATTTTTATTGTTAAACTCTTCTAACACTCTTTTAAAAGTAGCAGATGCTGCTGCTCTTTTATTTCCAGTTAAATTATGTTTTTTAAGATATTTTGATATATCGACAGTAGAATTTGTTTTTAACCCTTTTAAATATTTTCTAATTTCAGCAGCTCCTCCAGCGCTAAAACCAATCCGTCCACCATCAGCTCGTGGATTACGTTTCATAAATGCATTGATCGCATCTATCTCTATAATTTCTTTCTTAGGTTCTGGTTGTGTAAGATCAGATGCAAAAGTTATACCACCACCTAGAAACTCTCTTTGTCTGTTTCTGCCTGTTCGTAGATATTCGTTTAGCTCTTTGATTTCTTTAGGACCGAACTTCATTATTCTCCTAACATGTAACCGATACCGCCACCGCCTGCTTTTTGAATTCTCTTTTCTATTATCTGTATGATGTCATCATCAATGCCACCAGTCTCATCCATTCTTCCAGGTTTGTAATAGATCTCTTTATCACCTTTTTTTATTATATAACTTTGATCTTGAATATCCTCTGTGACCTCGACACCCTCGTGTTTTTTCTTTGTCACCATCTCTTTGACTCTTCTACCTTTTACAGAAACCAATTTACCAAGACTCATGACTGTCTCTACGATCTTAGCTAACGCTGGTCCTGTGACTTCCGCAGCTTTTGCAACAACCGGTGCTGCCTTCCCTACAATCTTGGCTGCTCCAAACGGAAGCAATGATGCGAGTCCTGCAGCCGCTTTCATAAAGGTTCTTCTTCTAGGATCTTTTGGTCCGTCCTTGTAACCGATACGTCCACCATCTGCAAAACCTATAAGAGGTCCCGCAGCATCTTTTGCTGATACAATTAAATCGAATAACTCTGCTGTGCTAAAACCAGAAAATATTGGTTTCTCTTTATTAAAAAATAATTTTTCAAACATTCCTGTTCCATCTCTAAACCCTGCACGTCCACCATCTGCTTTTTTAACAATGGGTTCTATGGCATCAAGAATCTGTTTGGCATCATCCGATGTTAGATTTTTATACATACCCTCACGTTTGATTATAAAATTAATCTCGTCTTTTACACTCTGTGGACTTTTCATCTCTTTTATATTTCTTATAGCATACTCTATAAATTTAGGACTTGTCTTTTCTATACCCATGATACCTGCCTGTTCACCACCAATAATAGATTTAGTTGGATCCATCTTTCTACCTTTTAGATCAAAAATATCTGCTACTTTTTCTTTGGTTTTTTTTACAGCACTAGTTGCGGGTTGTTGTATTTTTTCAAATACCATTTCAACTTGTCTCATTTGATCATCTAAAAATTTTTTTTGAGCCTTTGTAAGTTGTAGGGCACCTTCCTTAACTTGTTCTCTTATTTGTGCGATAGCACCGCCCGTTCTGTTGACATCATCAAAAGATTCAAACTCAAAAAATTTTACAACTCGTGGTATTTTACCTAAACCAAAAAATGCTTTAAATACACTCATTAATAATAATTCCTTTTACGTTGCTCGACCTTCTCGTCGATATAATCTTCAGGGTGTCCGATCAGACCGCCCTGTCTGAATCGCATGATCGCCTGTGTTGTTGAGTCCACAAGGTCGTCATGATCACCATAAGGGAAGGCCGCACACTCCTCGATAACATCGTCTGCGAATTTCTGCTCAGGCGCATATATCATACCAGATTCAAATAAAGGTGCAACCGCATTTACACGAGCGTGCTTGTCGTTTCCTTTTGATGGGTTAAAATTTACGACTGGTATATCCATCTGTCTAAGCTCGTATGTCAGTGGCAATCCAGATGCTTTGGCCTCGATTATAACTGTCTCGGGTTTCCAATATTCGTACTGCTCTAATGCAAGACGCCGTAGCTCTGGAAACTCGTATCTGCCTTTTACAGCATCTAACAATATCAGACATGCCGGACTGTCCTCGTTCGGATAGAATATCCCCCACGTGGTTATGGCAGAATAGTCAGCCGTCTCTTTTTTCAAGAACGCCGTGTCGTAGGACTGTATCACGTGCTGTAGCTGTGGTATTTCCTCTTCGGTATACTTCATCCACCACTCACGTTTTAATATCGCTCCCTCCTCTGCCGTCGGGTTC